TATCCCAATCGTAACCATCGGCATCATCTGCAATGTCAGGAATCTCTGTGCTGTGTGCGAATAGGCCATGCTTTCGTGCGAATGTAGACCGAGGCGATGTTGCCATTGTCATCATGGTTCTAACTACGTAATACCGCAGATATCCGCCATCATTGACCTTGCTCCACTTTTCGTCATCCATTTCCAGAATGACAATTGCAGCTTCCTGGATAAGGTCATCAGCATGACCGTGACAGATACGAACTGCAAGTTCACGCAGTTCATCATCTGCCAACAGGTCAATTGCTGCTTGTTGCTTAGAAAGGCAGGTCATCATTTCCGATGGCTGCGGACTTTGCTTTCGATTTGGCCACAACCTTTTCTTTAACGCTTCCTTCTTTGTTTGGTTTCCATGTGTCCACAGAAATTGCTACATCATTGCCATAGTCATCAAGTTGATCACGCAGGTTGATGTTCACCTTAACATACTTCTTGCCTTGGTATTCAAAGGTGTGTTCAGCAGGAATCTTGTCCAGACAGATGGATGCAGTCAACCATGTGTCACCTTTCTTCTGGCCATTGCCACAGTAGATTGTTTTTTCTTCACTCATTGTGTTGATTATTGATTTCTACAAATATACGATTTTCAGAATAATCTTTGTTGCGCTTGGTGCTGTTTCAATCTTTTGGTTGCTGCGTCAAAGTAGTCTTTGTCAAGTTCGCAAGCTGTCAAGTCAAAACCAAGATTGTGACAGGCAATGGCGATTGAACCGCTTCCCAAATGCGTGTCGAGTATCTTGTCTCCTTCTTTTGCGTAGTTCATCAACAGCCATTCATAAAGTTTTACAGGTTTTTCTGTTGGGTGTATTCTTGGCGTTCCGTTGTTAGCGTTTGCACCAACCCAACTAACCTTATACTTTCTTAACGCCCTATTAAAACTTGTGTATGCTAATTCACCATCACTAAAATCGTTTGCACCTGTACCTTTATCCCAAAAAACCCAACCCATACTTGGCGGTAAAAATGTAGTCATATAATTAGCACCCCAAACTATTTGATTTGTGCTTACCCTAAGCAATTCCCTAAAATAATCAGCATTTGGTATATTGCTATCCCAATCTGTTGTGCCTCTGTTAATTTTTTTCTTACCGTTTCCAAGTGTCATTTTTGTTACATCAATCCCATAAGGCGGGTCTACAATAGCTAAGTCGTACGCATTATCAGGCATGTCTTTCATCGCCTCCATGCAGTCCATGTTTCTTATCTGAATACCCATCAAACAATACCATTTGAACGGAACCATCTGGTCACAGTTTGTTCATAACGGTTATCATCCTGCATCAATGCAAATCTACCTTGTGGCTTTTCGTTCGGCAATGCCTTCACTTCATTCCTTTCAAGTAGATATTGATACAACAGTCCCCACATTGGAAATTCTGGTAATCTGCCATGTTCCTGGATGTAGTTGATGGTCCAATGATACATGAATGGTGCATCAATAGGATCACTTGCTGCTTCCAATTGTTTAGGTTGAAATTTTGGCTGTGATGCTTTGGTTCGTTCAGTTTGCTGAAATGCTCGCAGAACTTCGCCAACTACCTTTGGTGACAATTGCTGACCATAGGTTGACAATGTCAATGGTTTGTTGTTCAAAGATAGACTGCCAGATGCAGCCTTCTGAAATGCTGTGACCAATTTAAAGTCATCAATGTGCGGAAATTCAGCATCAACGAATCTTGCAATGATGTCCATCAGCATCTGACCGTCTGGTGATCTATCGAATTGTTTGCAGCCGACCAATAAAGGCAATTTGTGAATTGTTGCTTGTTGAATCATTGCAATTGATTTTTCTCGTTCAATGATCTGCCTTCGTTCATTTCTCCGATTTGATAAGGAACACCCATTCCTTCAAAGAATTGTGATGTCCTTCCACCCAAATCACGGACCATCTGAAATTCCAATTTTGCGGAATCAATTATTTCCTTGCTGACATCTGCAATACTCTTGGCTGTTGCGTTGTCCATATCACCATCGTGCAGTTTTTCCAATGCCAGGAATAGGTGATTTCTCAAATCATTCATTTTGTTTTTCGCCATCTCTCGTCTGTTTTTTTAGCTTGGTTAATATACGAATTGTTGTTTTTATTTCTTCTGGATAGTTGTGGATTGTGTTCCTTTTCATGTTGTCAGCCTTGCTGATACATTCTAAGTTGTCAATTGAATAATTAAATGGATTTCCATCTTTGACTGCAATGCAGTAACCTTTTGGAATATCGCCATTGTGCTGCTGCCAAACATGGTTTTTCATTTCCACCCATTTGCCCAATGACACACGTATCCACGGACGCTTGGTTCCGTTCTTATCTGTCCTGGTCCGAATAATTCCATCATGCAATGTATTATGTGGCAATTGTCCTTTCTTGAACATTGTCCTTTTCGCCTTCTGGTAAACTGATGAAGACATCTTCTTCCCCTTATTCCATGATCGCTGACCTTTCTGAAATCTTGTTGCCTTTCCAAGGTCTGCATCCATCACATGCACATGGTCCTTCAGATATTGAGCTGATTTTTTCAAGTTGAGTTTATCAGCCATTCCATAAACTGATGACCTGGACCTGTTCAGCATCTTGCAGATGTCATCAGTCTTGGTGTTTGCATACAATTCCACCATTGTCTGCATCTCTTCTTCTGTCCATATCCGCTTCATCCGTTCAGCTTTGGTTGTTCAACTTCGAAGTCAAACTTGAATCCATTGACATCGTCACCTTTCTCCTTGGCCCGTTTTATCCAGGACAGTACCGCTGCCTTCCAATTGGCCATCGGAACCTGCCCCACCATCCAACCTTTGCTTTCGTAGTAATACCAGAACTTGTCAGCTTCTTCCTGGTTCCTGCATCCGCAATGATACATCCATTCTCTTACCTGATCAATTGATGGTGCGCCAACAACATTGACATTCTCATTATCATTACCATTTACATTTACATTACCATTTACATTAGGTTTTTCACTTGTATAACCTAAGTCTGTCAATGGTTTGTGTTTGGTTTCGGTTTGGTTTTGGTTAGGTTTTACTTTGGTTTTGGTTAGGTTTTGTTTAGGTTTCGGTTTGGTTTTTTTTGAACTTGGACGGCCACCTTTTTGGCCATTGTTGAATCTGGCAATATTTGCATCCAATTGTGGCTTGATCAGCCGAAATGCCAACTTTGGTGTGCCTTCCAATGATGGTTCCACGAAGTTTAAAGCATAGTCACAAATGGCATCATACATGGCACATTTCTCCTCTGGACACAGGTCTTCAGCAGCTTCGAAGAATGACCTGTAAAATATAAAACTGTCTCTCATTTTATGATGAATTTATTGCCTTGCTTATAGAATCGGAATCCAAGGGAACGCAGGATCTCTGTCAGTTCGGCAACTGTATACTTGTCTTCAAAAAACAGTTCATTGTCAATTCGCTTGATGTTGTGAATGATGGATGCATGGTTCATGAATGACATTTCTGCTATACGTGTGATGGATAAACCTGTCTCCATTTCTGGTTGTCGCAATAACCAGAAGACAACTGCCCTGGCCTTCACGATGTGCGCCCTCCTATCTTTGCTGTATAACGAATTTCTCGTAACTCCGTAGTAATGCAGCACAGCATTGGTGATGTTCTCCACATTCACGGCCTGTCCGTTGACTATTGGCGCATTGATGACCTGATCAGTCAATTCTTGCCGGTAAACTTCCACCAACTTCTCAATACTTTGCTTTTCTATTTCTGATAATTCTGTCTTCACTTCTCTGTTTTTTAAAGGTTAATTCTCTCAATAATGTCCAGCCAATCTTCAAACTTCATTGCCACATAATCTGGCTGATGGTTCTTGGTGAACACAACAACAGGTGTGCGGCCATCAATGGCCGCATCATCCTGTGATTGTTTCAACGCTGACCAAATGTTCAGCTTTTCCTGGTTCTTGCATTCAAAGCTGAACTGTGCCAATGGTCCATCAAGGTCAATGATGTCACCTTTGATTGTCATACCGCCTGACATTGGTGTTCTTCGGACATTGGTGCCGAATCGTTCATTCAGTAGCTTTGCAACTTTGCGCTCAAATCGTTTGCCCTTGTCGTTAGCATTCACCATCTCTTCAAGTCTTTACGGTCAACGAACCAGACAGGACCATTTCCAAGGTCTTTCTTGCCTGCTTTTTCAATCATTTCCTTAGTTGCATAGCCGACAAGGTCAACTGTATTACCATCAACTATGGCCAGAACATAAACATCATGCATCAGCTTTGGAACAACCAAATTGCCATCAGTTCGGTCAGTTGCCTTGATGTCAATTGTCGCGCCATTGCTGCTGATGAAATCGAACGAATCCTTTTCCAAGTTGCTGATGATATCCATGTGCAGATTGAATTGCTTGCTGAACGCGTATTCAGCTGTGAATCCAAGTCTGCTTGCCTTCCGTTTGTCAATGATGGTTGAATCGGTGCCACAGCCTTGCCAGAATCGCATGGATGCGATCATGTCACACATTGCTAATTCTCTCGGTGATAGTGTGATCTTCATGGCTTCAAGATTTGGTCTAAATAATCCTTCGCCAACGCCAACCTTTCAACCAATTTCTGCTGCATTTCAACATCTGCAGGAACATTGATGATGACCATTCTGAATGCTTCATTATCAATCCTTGGATCAAAACTAATGAAGTCACATGATGTGGCACCTGTGGCCAACATACAACCCTGCATCTGCCACAGATACTTCTTGTCAATGTCCTGGTTGATGACATTCTTCAGATGATTGGCCGTATTAAAAGGACACTTGATTTCAATCAACTTGTCGTTGCCAACAACTTTGCCATCTGGAGAGCCTCCGGAATAGTCTGAAATCTCGCAGAACCCAAGTTCTTCAACTTCGCATCCTGTCCGCTTTTCGTATTCTGCTTTGGCCACGGATTCGTATTCATTGCCGTGATCTAATGCGGCACCAAATATCTGCACTCGTTGGCCTGTCAGCTTTTCCGCTGCCACTTCCATGATGTAGCTGATGGCTGTTTGCCCAAAGATGTCTGACTTTGAACGTCCAGATGTCATCAGATCACCAAAACGTGATGCTGTGAACTTGCCCAATCTTTGCGCGAACCATTCTTCAGTTCTCTGCAATTCGTTGTTTTCTTCGAAGATGTCCATGATTACTTGGTTTTGTTTGGTGAGAAATCATCACTTTCATCCTGTCCATAGACGTTGTGCTGATAGAATCCGGACAGCTTCAAACATACACGTGACAGCGAACGCTTTTCGGCCATTGCTACAGGATATTTTTGCCGTGTGTTATCTGGTGCCGATTCTCCGTATGTTTCAACGGTTATGGTGTGACCATCTGGTCCTGCCATTTCACCGATAGCCTTAATGACCACGTGCTTGCAATCATCAGTCATGTGTACCATTTCATAACGGACACGGATGCCACGGTGTTGCTGTATGCGCTCAATGCCTTGCCTTGTAATGATAACAAAACCTTGTGGCGATTTGAAGAAATGGTCAGCCGTTAGGCCATTCTCCGCGGCCAACTTTTTCATTGTTTCTCTCTCTGTTGTTTTCATGAGAATATTGATTATTGATTAGTGATTTCGGATTTTGTCTTCAACGTAAGCATTGCATACTCTGAAGTAAATGCCATCCAATAGAATGGCAATGTGTCTGTTGGTGTATGAACACCTTCGTGATGGTCATAGCTTGGATCCCACATGGCCAACCATCTGGTCACTTCTCCAAGGATGTGACGTTCAACGACCATCTGACTGTCTGCGTAGATCAGCACATTGACCTTTCCCATCTGGTCAATAGCGTCAATACGTGTGATGATGTCCAGGACGATCATCTTTGCTTCATCAGACAGGTAAGTTGTATCTGCCGTGTAGCATTCAATTAACGATGTGTTTTTCATCTTCTCTGTGATTTTATGGTGATTACTTATTGATTACATCTTCGTGCCAAGCATCATCATCGCCACATGATTCGCAAACGCCAACCAATGCAACTTGTTCGTGATGCTCTGAATAACCAACAACTGCCTGTGTCTGGCCGCATTCACATCTGCATTGTGAATTGTCGTTGATTAATTGAAATCCATGCTCCTTCAAAATGAAGATAGCCTGTTCTTCTGTGCTTACGCAGTTTACTATTCTTGCCATTTCTCTGTGTTTTTAAGATTATGGTGTAAATGTATAAAAACACGTTAATAACTTCCAAACAAAAGCACAGGAAATTTCACACGTTAACGCTAACGCGCTGATAATCAACCCAATAATTTTAACGACTAATTAACAGACATCCATGTCTGGTCATCATCTGACTGTCTGCTGACTATCTGAAGATACATTTCTTCTGTATTGACCAAGGTGTTGTGATAAGCAGACATTTCATCTTGAATGGCCTTGTTCCTTTCGCTGATTTTCCACAGAACATAAGCTGTGACCATGAGCCAGAAGATGACAATGAACAGCAGGACCATTGCAATGATCAGCAGATTGATTATGATCTGCATCATCTTACTTTGCCCTTGATGATTCGCAGGTTGTCAACTTCGAAATCACCATTGTCATCAACACGAATGATTGAAAAACCATGATTCCATTTGTTTACCGGCATGTAACCTGGATGCAATTCACACAGGCATCCTGTTGACCATGTTGTCACAACCTTGCCATCCAGATTGCTTTCTGAATGTTCTGATGTTTGATGATTATGACCACAGATAACGCTTGCCTTTGCTCTCATGTAGTAGCCACGTGCAGGATTAACCGGTGAAAATACCGACCTTCCAAATTCGTGTCCATGCATGATGGACAGCTTGCCTGCTTTTATGATTCGCTTGTCTTGAATCAATTCACATCCAAGTTCACCGAATCGTAGCAGTTGGTCCATTGTGAAATCTGATGTCCCAATCAATTCCGGTGCCTTGGTTCGAAGATACGCTTCATATCTTTCTTCATGGTTTCCCAATTTGAAATAGAACGGAACACCATCAAATTCCTTCCGGAACACCTTCAGCAGTTGCCGTGTTGCTTCCAATTCTTCAGCGAATGACCTTTTTCTTGGGTCACGTTCGTATCTGCTCAATGCATAGCAATCCACCGTGTCACCATTGAACACAATCGCATTCACCTTTTCTTGCTTGCCATATTCAATTGCTTTGGTAATGGCATCGATGTTGTGATATGGCACATGAATGTCTGACAGCAGCAGGATTCTTGTGGCAGCTTTCGGTAATACGAATGGTTCCCATTCTGATTCGTCACTTTCTGGAAGACCAAATGGATTGGCAATTCCCAATGCTTTCGCTTGTTGTGCTTTCTCGTCTGTCATGTGTTCCTTGTTCTTGATTCGCGCCCTGTCTGAATCACCTTTTTGACCGCGATAATAACGGATGATGGTTCTGACATTCTCCACATCGATAAATGCCGATTTGTTCCTTTTGTATATCAGCCTGGCCAATGATAATGATGGCAGATGTGACCAATGTTTTAGGTATTCTTGGACTATTTCGCCCTTTATACTTGACCTGTTCATTGATGTTGCGCCATTATACGTTCACGGTAGAATTTTGGGTCGATTTCGCGAATCTTCACAGCCAATTCCATCCATTGCCTTTTCGCTTCTGCCCTTTCTTCCTTGGTGCTTTCAATACCTAAGTTGCATTGTATCAACGCATTTTGATGAAGAAGTTCATCTATCTGCTTGCGGATGTCTGCATCCGTGTGATAGTAATAGTTTCCACTCATCTCTGCCATAATTTACGGCCAACGGTAATGCCAACATAATGATCACCATTGAACTTGTAATTTGCCGTAAGATACAACTTTCGGATGTCACCGTGAATGCCGACACCAAACAATGGTGTTGCTTTTTCGCTGAAATCAGTCTGTGCTTCGATGGATGCATGAAGTCCAATGCTGTACATTGGTGCCTTCTGGACATTTGATGTGTATGTGAATGCTGCTTCTTCAGTTACATTCTGATAATTGAACCAAGTTGCTTGCAAGTTGCCATCTGCCAATGTGATGGTTGTGTCATAGCAATTCACTTCTGTCAGCCATGCTTGAATGATTTTGACTGTGTCAACTTTCAACACTTCACGTTCATGGATGATGGTGTTGGTGATCGTATCTGTGACAGTTACACGTTCCACAAATCGAACTGTGTCGGTTTTCCATCGGTCAACGTATTCGGTGCGATAGATTGGCTTTTCAATTTCAATTGTCTCTGTGATGACCTTGGCACCTGTTCCACAGCCTTTCCATGCTACAAGTACACCCAAAAGGAAACAAACCAAATATGGGAAGTGTGTTTTAAAAAGATGGATTTGTAGGTCGGTCATTTTAGTAACTCCAAATTGTTGGTCTTACGAACCCTTCGTGACCATTTGGTATTGTGTCCAGGTGGATGAAACGTCCAGAACCCTTCTGCTGTATGCCTATTCCTGTGAATCCGATTTCAAGAGCAATCTTCAGTAATTCGTATGCATCTCCTCTATCAACTCTGACATCAGCTGCCATTCCAGAGTAGTGCGATCCTGGTCTTTTCTTTTTAGCCTCTATTGGATGTGTCTTATCTCTAAACCCAGAGCTTATTGACATTGGCTTTCCGTAAGCATTTCTAAGTTCTTGCAACTTCTGCATGAACTCGGGCTTCATTTCATTCTTACGTGTGTGCTTGCAGTCAAACTCTTCCTTGCTGAAGTTTGGGTAATCATTCCAATTCATATATGTCTTTCTTTTTAGTCTCTTTGCTTATCAATTGCATCGTCATCCATTGACACCTTGATGCTATCCGATTGTTGGAACATTTGCAGGACACAGATATGGTGCAGGTTCAAAACCTTCAAACTTCTTGATCACTTCCGCTGCTTGGTTTGCTGCGCTTTTTCTTGTTGTTTTCTTTTCTTTTTCCATTGCAATGTCCATCTAAACATTCGCATCTGATTGGCCGCCATGCACACCATTCACCTACATCTTGCAACGGTTCTCTTTAAGTTCTGAACGCATTTCAGTCAACGCCTTCGTGTTCTCCGCAATCACATCGCTGAACTTGTCAACGTGTTGGTTGTTAGCGTCCTGCCATTCCTTCCGTTCTTCTCGGTGGATGTCGGTCAGCTTGTTCAGGTAGTACACCAACACCGCAAGAAATATTCCTGCAATGCCGTAGTTGGCAAGTGATTCTAAAATTGCGTCCATACGTTATGGTTCTTCAACTATTATACATCTGCTCAGTTCTTCCTGTGAAAGCCCATCACCATCAAGCACATCTAAACACCATTGTCCGTTGTACTCAATAGGGTTTGACCACCAATAGATGGTAGGCGGCTGGCATCCACGTTTGAACGCCTCAAACCTGTTGCGTTCGTCTGCTTGTTCTTTTGTTTCGAATGGTAGTAGCATCATGGTAGTAAACTTGGTGTAAAGTTGCTGTCAATGTTGGCTTCGATTGCTGCGCGGTCTGCGGTCTTATCGGTTGGGTATGTTACGATACACGCTATCTTCCCCTTCATGTAAGAAGATGTAGGCGCATCTGCTCTTGTTCCAACTCGCGTGACCACAGGGTCATTTATCGTTCCAGAAGTAATTAAAGCACCATCAACATATATACCTGTGTCCGCCAAAAAAGATGCAAAATGTGGGTTAAGATCTTCAATAGTCGTTACGACACCTGTGACTGAATCACTCATGCCAATTCCCGTAACACCTGAAAACGTGCCACCCCAGTAGCAACCTTGATTATTACCGCCTAATACGTAGCTAATTGAACTATACGCATCATTTTTAGCAACGATGAAAACGGAATTTACCGTCAATGAAGTGCTAATGATATAATCGCCAGAAGTGCCGACCATTGCAGTAGCATTATTAAGGTCAACCATAGCACCACCAATAATTATACGATGCTGATTAGCCGCATTAGCTGCCGTAAATGTTACACCTGCCGTATCTTGTGAATAACCTGTTACAAGGTAGCCGTCATCTGTTGTTATCCAATCACCTAAATTAGTGCCACTACCATCTTCGCTCGAAAGGCTTAAAACATTATTCGAATCGAAAAAGAATGATTTCTGTAGGTTATCGCTTGACCTTCTTATCAATGCTGCCGCACCCGTGTATCCTCCACGTAATCGGAAAAATGAAAATGCAAAGTTTGCTCCCGTTCCTTCGGCTGTGTCAAGCAGGAATGAACTTGAAAGAGAAATGTCAACAGTGCCAAATGACGTTACATCTGGTGTTCCATTCTCAACTCCAAGAACATAAATAGCGTAATTGCCAACTTCAATCGAAGGAATTGTCCAATTAAAGCTGTTCGATGCCTGTTCTGCAACGAAAACAAGTTCGTTCGTTGTGTCATCATACGCAAAGAACAGATAACTGTCAGGCGTGAAACCGCTTGCAGTTCCTGTTATTGTAATCGTATCGCCTATGCTTGGTGATGCATCTGAAACGACAACGGAAACAGAACCGCCTCCTGCTCCTCCGCCTCCACTTGGTCTTGTTAGAATTGATGGCATAGCTTACTGATTGTAAATGATAACGCTTCCACTTGACATGGTGATGGCTGTGATGGCATCACTTGCAGGCACCACAATGTATGCGCCTGCCTTTACTGTCGCGCCGGTCAATCCAAAGTCTGCAAGGGCATCAACGCCACTAACTTCAAAAGTAGTGAACACCGTGTCTTCCTGCACTATGATTGAATAGCCTTTCAGCGATGTGAATGCGCCTGTGCCGGTCAGCAATTTGCATCCTCGTGTTCCGATTAATTTCTGTGATTCGGTCATTTTTTAAATTTTAGCTTGTTGGTATCTGGCAACGATCATAGGCAAATGGCTGTGTAATTGACAGCACACATGAATGTCCGCTAACCTTGTCTGTGAATCTTTCTGTGAATGGTTCGAACTGAACCGATGTTTGGATGCTCAACTGTTCCGAGTGCAACTGTCTGAAGTAGGCCACGAAATCCATCAGAATCAATATCGTGTCTGACATAACTTCGTGTTCATTCTCTTCACCTGGAAGTACACGGTCCATGCAAATCAGTCTGATGTCATAGGTCAATGTCCTTTCAGTAACAGATGCACCTTGTTCAATCGCCCACAGAACAACGTAGTCCAATTCTTCTGGCTGAAGTTCCCACACATCACCTTGGCCGTACTGCCTTATTTGCAGATGGCTGTTGGCCTGTGCTTCGATCATTTCGAATATGTTGTTCAGAGTATACAAACTTCTTCAGCTTTTCTAAATTCTTTTTGTTGATTCCTTTCGCCATCAGTAATCTATGTAACCATCTCTGTATTTATCCTGCAAACTTCTGACCTTGTACCTGTTCCCAAGGAAGATGCCTGTGCTGTAGACATCCTTCTCTGGAAGAATAACGTCCAGACCAGAATCTGGTGATTGATATGCCGGATAGTCTGATGCATTTTCGCACAGGAATCGCACCAACCTTTCCGTGTACCATTCAGCTTTGTCCCTGTACTTCTGACTGATGAAGTTGATTTCATCCAACGATGATGTGCTTGCATTCTCTGAAGACTGCTGCATCAAGCCTTTATTCAAGAACTTATATGAAATGGCTGTTGGTGCCTCAGATTCAATCCAATATCTAAGACATGGCTGAATGTAGTCATCCAACAATGTCTGATTTGCAACAGTCAATGTGCTGTTGATGATCTGTGTCTTGATTTCATCGTACAATGTACTGCCCAATTTTGGCTGCACATAGATGTCCTGGCACATGATGATGACAGGCCGCAGATATTTGAAATCGATATTCTCGTGCAGTAATGTACTGTCCTTCAGATAGCTTTCCGATATGAATAAAACAGGTGTTGCCATCAGTTCGCTTGCTTAGTAATTAGAACTTGCCTCCATTCGTGTCTGCAATGGATTGATTTGCCCCACCATCCGCCACCGCGATTCCAGACATTTCGGCCTTCCTGCATTCCCAACCTTTGTATTTCTTCCAATGTCCACACTTTACCTGTGTAATTCGGACCAATTTCCTGCACTTCATCTGAACGCCAATCTGATGGTCTGCTTTCACGTAGTAAATCGACGCAAAAATCACGTGATGTTGGAATGGTCAATGCTTCACCTTTCTGCTTCAATTCTGGCCGTAGGTCATAAACGTATCCGATTCCAAATTCTTCTTCCACAGGTTCGATGTCTTCGATTATCCGCTTGCCTTCATCAGTTACATCCACAACACGTTGTGTGCTGCCTGCAATTTCCTTGATGATGATGTTGATGGCATTGGCTTCATTCAATGTCTGGATTGCCGCCATCAGCCTTTCATTGGTGATCTGCAAACTTCTGGCAATTGCAAGGAATGGTGTGCTTGGTTCTTTGACCAAGATGTCCAGGATTGCTGATTCAATTGGTCCAATTTCGCTGAACCAATACTTCAGACATTCTGCTTCACGAATGTGTGCAGTCTCAAATGAATCAAATTGGAATCTTCGGTCAGCTACAACTTTATGGTCAAAGCTGCCTGTGTTTCGAAGATATTCAAGAACACGGTCATCATCTTCTTTGCTGTCAGATGATTTGCAGCAGATGTGTTGTGAATTGAATGCAGACACTTCTGGCAATGGTTCACCATTGATGGTTGCTGCTGCTTTCGCAGGTTCGAATCCGTACAATTCAACCAAGATTGCAATGGCAGAATTAGCTTCAACAACACCTTCCTTCACGTTCTGAAGAAGTGTTATGATTCCGCTAACGCCACCAACACTTCCTTTCAATGCAGCTTGTGCATCCTTGGTTTTGCTGTCAACAGATTCTGCGCCTTCTTCCTTCTCAACAGCTGACAATCCAACTGCTTCGCGGATTTCATCTTCAGTCATCACGCTGATGATGGTGCTTTCGGAAAATTGAACGCTTATTGGCTCCGTGTCGGATATGGTCAGCCTTCCTTCTAATCCTTGCAATGCGGCCAGGTCATTGAATGTGCGCTCAATGAACTGCTGCCTTGCATTGACATAGGTGTTCTGAAATAATTCAAAGCTGTCAACCAATTGGTTCCTGCTGCTGAAGATTCCTTCTTCCTTTATTCCGAACAATGCAGGGTCACTTATCTGATGACCTGCATACAATTCCTGTTGTATTGTTTTGTTCAATAG